GTGCTGGGGTTGAGGTTTGAGGCGCTCAGGCGTACCGGTCCGTTGACTCAGCTCAGCGAACAGGCTGCGGCGTGAATTCGGAACACCAGACCCAGCAACGCATCCTGCTGGCCTGCGGCTCCGGCAACACCAGGCTCTGGCGTAACAACGTCGGCACCGGCTGGGCCGGTCAGGCCACGCGCGTTACCGCCGGCAACCTGCGCGCCGTGGCCCAGTCCCTGCAGCCCGGTGACGTGGTGATCCGCAACGGCCGGCCACTGCACGCAGGCCTGTGCGTCGGCAGCTCGGACCTGATCGGGTACCGCCGCGTTGATGGCGTAGCCCAGTTCGTGGCGCTGGAGGTCAAGTCCGCCACTGGCCGCCCCACCACCCAGCAGGTGCAGTTCCTCGACCACATCACCAGTGCTGGCGGGTGCGCCGGGATCGTGCGGAGCGTGGAAGATGCGCATTCGGTTCTCCGCTATCCATAGGGAAGCGGAACCGCTACGGTTTGGATATGGAAAGTACAACCGCAGCAGAACGCGCCGAGCGCGGCGTGCAGGCCCTGGCCTCACTGATGAATTACTGGCTGGCCCCGTCCAGTCACGACAAGCTAGCCGCCATCATCCGCTGGGGATTCGGCGAGTCCGCCGGCCTCGATGGTGGCGCCCTATCCAGGATCCGCAACGGGAAGCAGAGCCGCGGTGCTGGCATCAAACACCTCGATGCGTTCGCCGAGGCCAACCGCGCCATCTGGACGTGGCACACCTCTGGCCCCGCCGCCGCCATCAAGGAGTTCGGCCCGCACAGCTCGTGGGACGTGAAGGCCGAGTGGCTCGACGAGGCCATCTGGCTGCCCCGCGACGACGACCCTACCCAGCCGCTGGACCTGGGCGATTTCGCCCTCCTGGTCGCCGGCCGGCTGGATCTGCCGTATCTGGGTGAGCAGCTGCTCAGCCCGGGGAAGCTGACCCGCATGAATCAGCGGCTGCCTGAGTTGCTGGAGGACATCGCCTACGAGAAGGACTGGAAACTGCGCACCGCGGTAACGCAGTTCCTAGCCGCCTACCCCAGCAAGGATCCAGGCCGTGTGAAAAAACTCCGCGACCTGCTCTCAGGCGGCGCTGAGCTGACCACCACCGAGCTGGAAGGTGAGCTCGCCGCCCTCGCCGAGATGATCCGCGCTATCCGTGGCATCAAGTCGTACACGCCGGCAGACCTGCAGGCTGAACTGCTGTCTGCTCGCCGTCGTTCCTGACGACCTGGTACATCAGCTCACCAGCCAGCCAGATCTCGGCCGGATGAAAATCCTCCTCTGGCACATGCGCGAGCATCCGCCAGATGGCGTCGATCTGCGCTGGCGTTGAGCAGTGAACCTGAATCATGAGGAGCAGGCCGTTCCGGGGTGTTGTAGTACAAACGTTCGGGTAGTGGCGCAATTATGCAGAAATTGCATTTCAGGCAAAGGGGTTTAATTGCGGAACCACAGCGCTACAATACGGGAACCACTCGCCCATTGCCATGGCGATTCCGAACAGTTCAGCGCTCACCGCGCCGGGCTCCACCACCACGCTCAGCCTTCAGGTTCAGTCCGTCGACGACCTGGCCCGCCTCGCCCGGGTGTTTGCCGCATCAGGCCTGTTCGGCCGCGCCGGCAATCAGGAAACTCAGGTCGCCGAATGCGCTATCCGCCTGATGGCCGGCATGGAGGCGGGATTCTCCCCATTCGCCTCGGCGACAGGGGTGCACATCATCAACGGCCGGCCAGCGTTCAGCTCCAACCTGCTGGCCCAGGCCGTGCGCCGTCACCCGGACTACGACTATCGGGTGCTGGAGAAGTCCGCCAAGGTCTGCCGGATCCGGTTCCTGTCCCGCGGCGAGACGCTGGGCGAGGAGACCTTCACCATCGACATGGCGGAACGCGCCGGCCTGTTGAAGAACCCCACCTGGCGCTCCTACCCCGAGGCCATGCTGTTCTCCCGCGCCCTCACCGCCGGGATGCGCACCCACTGCCCCGACGCGCTCGGCGGCCACCCGGCCTACACACCCGATGAGCTGGGCGGTGAAGACGTGGTGGCAGTCACGGTGACGGAGCCTGCGCCATCAGCCCCAGCCGAGCCTGACGCCGAGCTGCTGGCCAAGGCCTACACCGCCTGCGCTGATGCCGGCCTGTCGGATGACGGCCTGATCGCCCTGGTGGACGAGCTGAGCAACGGCGCCGCCCAGACCCTGGACCAGCTGCCGGTGATCACCCTGCGCCGGCTGGCCAAGAACGGTGTCAGCGCCGAAACCGTGGCCCGCTGCAACGGTGACGACCCCGACCCCGACGACCTCCCCGCCGCCTGGTCTGCGTGACCCTGGCGGATTCACTTACGGAACCACAACCCTATTTATGTCTGAACTTATCAAGCAAGTCCTTCGCGCCAGCCAGCACCGCTTCATCGGCCGCATGGCCCGCGATCCCGAGCTGCGGTGCTTCGACTCCGGGAACTGCGTCTGCAACGCCCGCATCCTGATCAACAAACCCGGCGCAAAGCGCGACGACGGCCAAAAGCCCGACGGCTTCAAGCTGGAGCTGTGGGGCGAGAAAGCCCATGCCTTCACCGACGCCTGCCGGAAGGGCGACCTGGTGGATGTCACCGGCCGCGTGAAGTCCGAAACTTGGCAAGACCGCACCACCGGCGAAGAACGCACCGGCCTGGTCATTCAGGTTGAGGAGTGGGCGCTCGCCGGCCAACCCAAGCCCGCCGCACCAGCCGCGGGCAAGCCAGCCCCAGCGCCCGCCGCCGCGCCGGTGTGGAACTCGGCGTTCGACCTGGACGACGACGAGGAGGCACCCTTCTAGTGGACACCATCACCCGCACTCGCCAGCAGCTAGACGACCTGCTGGCCGATCTCGAAGCCCGCGAACAGGCCGTGGCTGCTGCGGCGGAGCAGCTCACCATCCACTCCGCCGTTCAAGCCGCCTGGCACCAAGGTGGCGCCGCCGAGCGCGCCCGCGTCATCACCCTGATTGATCACCAGCTGGCCACACTGGCTGGCGCTGGCATGAACGCCATGGTTCTGGCCGCTCTGCGCCGGATGGTTGTGGAGGTGGAGGCGTGACGTTCCCACCACTGTCAGATCAACACTGCGCAAACTGCCGCTACGTCAGCCCGCACCAGCACCCCGACCTGCGGCTATGCCGGCGCCACGCGCCACAGATCGGCCCACGGGGGTCGGAGTGGCCCACCACCACGCCCGATCAGTGGTGCGGTGAGTGGGTGCAGGGGGAGGTGCAGCCATGACCCTCCGAATCCCCATCCGCCGCCTCACCGGCCTGCGTCCGGACGTCACCGATCAGACGCTGCTCGACTATCTGGACCTGGCGATCATCACGCCTGAGCCTGGGCTGGTGGCCACCAGTGCCCTGCGCGAGCGGTGGAGCTGCAGCCAGTCGCAGGTCAGCCGCCGGATTCACGCCGTGGCCGCTGCCGGCCTGGCTGAGATCACCACCGGCTGGGGCGCCTACCGGGTGCATGGGCTGGGTCTGACCGCGGAAACGCCATGACCCCCTGCATCCTCGCCGGCCTGATTGAAATCATCGCCGTGCTGTCCATCCTCGGCTCCGCCACCCTCGCCACGTCGCTGTGGTGGGCGCTGTGTGAGCGGTTGGCCCCATGACCCAGCACGCCCGCCTGACCTGGACAGCCCGCCTCACCATCCTGCTGGCCCTGGGGCTGATCTACGCCGCTGGTGCTGACGGCGGTCAGCAGCGCTGCCAGCAACGCCCGGCGCTGCACACGGGGCTGAAGCCATGACCTGGCACACCGACCGCCTGCCCACCGCAGCCGACGCTGATCTCCACGGCCTAGTCCGCTGGCGACCCGAGGCGTCGGGCCTGATGATGCGCTGGGACGACGTGCGCCCGGGTGAGGCCTGGGCTCACACTTCGGCATGGAGGGATGCAAAACCGGAACCTATGCGGTAGGATGCGGGGACACCAGCAGGCCGAGTGCGCCGCTGGTGAATCACTGCATTCTTCGCCATGTCCATCACCTGCACCGCTGCCTGGATGGCGGCACTGATCCTGCTGCCCGTTCTGTGCCTGCTCTGGGCTCTTGAGGATCGCCAACAACGCGCCCGCCGCTGGCGCCGCCAAGGGCTGACCCAGCAAGCCATCGCCGAGCGGCTGGGCTGCAGCCGGACCACTGTTCGTCGATTACTAGCCGCATGACCCCACACCTCTACCGCATCCAGCTCACCACCGGCCCCGTCGAGCTCTACGCCACCACCCCGGCCCAAGCCGTCAGCACCGCGCTGGAGCTGGCCGGGCCTGGGGCGGTGGTGGTCAGGGTATGGCGGCTGGGGGAGTGGTGATTACAGGCCCGGCACGACGGCCCGGACGTTGACCCTGATCGTGCGCCGGTGAGCTCCCACCCGCGACAGATCGATCAACTCCCTGCCCCACCGCCAGCGGCTCTTGCGGTTGCTGTCGGCCTCGTCGATGAGTCGGTCAATGTGTCGCGTGCTGCAGCCCAGCACCTCAGCCGCCTCCGCGATCGTCAGCAGCAGCCTGCGTTTGCCCTTGTGCGCTATTCCGACGAGATCTAAGGAAAAGGTGGACATAGCGCAGGTTAGTGTGGGCGGCCGTTCTGGGTCGACTCTATGGCTGTCGTCGGCTACGCCCGCGTCTCCAAGGATGACCAGGCTGACAGCTTGCCGGCCCAGGTCAGCCGCCTGATGTCCGCTGGCTGCAGCCGGGTGATCACCGACATTGAGACAGGCCGCAGCACCGACCGGGATGGCCTGCTGGAGCTGATGGCCATGGTCCGTGCCGGTCAAGCCACCGAACTGCTGATGACGCGCGTCGACCGGCTCGGCCGTGATGCCGCCTACACCGACGCCCTGCTGGCCCAGTGCGAGGCCCAAGGCGTCGCGGTCCGGGCGCTGGATGGTGGCGTGATCGAGACGGCAACGCCTCAGGGGTTCCTGATGGCCAGGCTGCAGACGGGCCTGGCTGAGATGGAATCGCGGATGCTATCGATGCGTCTACGCCGGCAGTTCGCCGTCTACCGCGCCGAGGGCCGCCACCTCCGCAGGCGCAAACCGTTCGGCTACCAGGGCGGCCCAGGCCACCGCTTGCAGCCAGACCCATACCTGTGGGACCAGGCGCTGCGGGTGCTGCACGATCTGCGCACGCTGGGCAGCTTTTCAGCAGTCGCCCGCCGGATGCCGGAGTGGTGCGACTGGACACCGGCGGCCACCAACCTGCAGGCCTGGTTCGTCAATCCTGTGATTCGCGGCCACATCGGCCACGGGCTCGACCCGAAATCTGGCAAGGGCTGGAACCGGCGATGGGGTGAGATCAAATACGACCAGCACCCTGCGCTGATTTCCGAGCATGACTGGCGCGAGCTGGCTGATCTGCTGCGGCGCCCAACGAACAAGTTTCGCGGCGGCACCACCAGCACCGAAGTGAGCCACGGCCTGACGGGCCTGCTGCGCTGCGCATCCTGCGGCCACCTGCTGCGGCGGAACACGTCGGCTGGCGTGGCCTGGTGGCGATGCCGGCATCGACTCTGCTCAGCCCGTGGTGGCGCGCGTGAGGATCAGATACTGCCGGTGGTGATTGAAGCGTGTGTTGCCGAGGCTGAACGACTGGCGCAGCTGCTGGCCCAGCCTCAGGACCAAGATCCGGCCGTGGCGGCAATGGTGGATGAGCTGGACCTGATGGAACGCATGGCCGCACGCAACCCCGAGAACCGGGCGATGGCGGCAGCCGTGGCGGAACAGCGCCAGCGGATCGAAGCGCTGCGGCGTGTGGAGCAGCCGGTGGTGGATCACCAGGTGTACGAACGGCTGCAGGATCCTTGGTTCTTTCGCGGGGCTACGCCGGAGCAGCAACGGGCGATGCTGGCGCTGGTGCTGCGTTCCGTACTGGTGGGGGAACGTGGCGACCCGATCGAACCTCTTCCTCATAGCTTTTGAGGCGCTGCAGCAGGGCATCGCGGCCCGTCAACGGTGGAGTGTGCTTCCGCATCCCTACCCCTCCACCGCAAACACTGCGCAGTCCCGCGCGAATCCCAGGCCTTCCTCTGCTGGGTCCGGGAACCCCATGGTGCAGCCCTCGGCCCAGTACCGGCACTGCTCGCAGCTCAGATCACCGGGCCCTGGTGGCGTCCTGAATCCTTCCGGCAGCAGGTCGCGGTACAAAATCCCAGCGCGGATCGTGCGGATCATTTCCTGGCTGCAGCCGTACCGCTCGGCCAGCACACGGCGGCCATCCTCTGATTTGCGGATCGCCATGACGGTCTCCGCATCAAACCGGCGGTTGCGGCGGACCCGGCGCCCCTGCAGCAGCTGGTCGGAGTTCTCGCCTAGCCGGGTTTCTTTGTGGCCACACTTAGGGCACTGGAATCGCCGGTAGCGCTCACCCCGGACAATCCGGCTGTTGATGATCTCCATCGGATCGCCGCACTGACAGTTGACGTTCATGACGCAATCAGCGACCTAGACAGGCACTGCTGCGGCAGCGTCCACTCGCCGCCTTGGTGATCAACCACCAGGTAATGCGGCCAGCCGTTATGGGCGACTGCTGCGGTGACTTTCACTGGTTTTTGCGGCCAGTTGGCGACATAGCAGGTGTCGCCAGCCTTAAACCGCCAGGGGTTTCTGTTGAGGAGTTCGGTGATCATTGGTCGGCCTCCGATTGCAGGGTGTAGGTCTGCTCCACTGTCCGAATGCGGTCCTCGTTGATCCAGTCAGTGATTGAGTCCACTTCGTCTTCGGAAACCTCTCGAACAACCATCAGCCTTGGGAGCTCATTGGCGGTCAATTCAATGGTGGCCGAGATAGTGAGCGGGTGAAGATTGAGGGCTTTAATCAGCCGCCGCACAGACGCGCTTCGTGGCGTAGCTGACACAGGGGGGCGCCGGCCTCCGCTGGAGAGCATCTGGCTGATCTGAATACTGGTCATCACTGGCAGGGTGGCCAGCAACGGCCACAGCAGCGGACCTGCGCCGGCAGGAAACAGTGTGCTCATTGCTGGGCCTCCAGTGCGCGGCGAACAACATCCAAATCGCGGATGTCCCAGCCTTTTTCGTTGTCTTGAATGAGGTCGATCAAGGCCAGCGCCTGCTCTTTCAGGCTCGGTGGTGCGGGGCGGCGGGCGGCGCGGAGGGCGTCAATGGCTGGCTCAAGAATGTCTTTCGATCTGAGCCACTCACAACACGCCTCCAGCTCCTCATCAGCGCCCCATTGGGCGGCGCGGGCCATCAGCCAATCTTCGCGGCCAACACCACCATCGCGGTAGCGCGGGGCTTGCTCTCGCCACTGCTGCACCAGCTCCGGCGGTGGGGTGATCGGGTGTTGATCAGCCACGGCGCACCTCCACCACCTGAATCTGCGCATCACGCGCAACCACGGCCACGCTGGCCGCGATGCCCAGCAGGCACAGCACCATGGCGATCAGGGCTCGGCGACGGGCATGGGCCTGGGCAGCAAGCACAGCGCGTCTGCGCTGAGCCCGGTAGACAGCCAGCGACACAACAGGCCGATCATTGCAAGGCCTCGATGGTGATGATTTCGGCTTGCGAGTAACGGCGCTCGAAGCATTCGCGGACGGCGGAGTCACTCCAGCCGGTCGGCACGATCCACTCAAGGTTGATGAGTTCATTGTTCTTCCGGTAAACGATCTGATAGGTCATGGGCTCAGACGAGTTCCTTCCCCGTCATCGACGGCAAGGACCAGCCGCGGGCATCGGGGCATTGGGTGGCGTTCTCCAGGTCGGCGGCGATGGCGCGGGCCTGTTTGGCCAGGTCGGCCGCCAGCTTCCGCTCGATCGGCAGGCAGTCATCCCAGGCGTTGTCCGCCACGGCCTTGGCGATTACCTGAGCCGCGTCGATCAGCCCCACCAGCAGCGGCATCAGCGGCTGGTTCCGCCGACCGGAATCGGGCAGCGGCATCAGCTGATCAACGTGAGCAGGGATGGCCTGCCGTGCCGCCTGCAGGATCAGGTCAGAAATAGCGCCACTGCACTCAAGGGCGGGGGTGTGGTTTTGGATCTGCATGGGTTATTTGTGAGCCAAGAAAACGAAAACAGCGCCGGCCAGGAATCCGAGAACAAGTCCGATCGTGGTTCCGGCTGATGCGGTCTGAAAGGAGTGGCAGACGGGAGCCGTCATTTGATGATCCAGCTCCTGCGCTCAATTAGCGATGCACCTTCAATCTGAGCACCACCCTTGAGCGCGGCGGCCAAGGCGGTCTTGTCGGCGGAGTACGTCGCGCGTACCCGTTGGAACTCCTCAGGCAGGTCGGCCACTTCGGCGGTGAGCTCGACGCTCGTGACCTTGCGGCTGGTCAGCTTGTGCTCGGGCAGCTCCCATTTCGTGGAGTCAGGGTCGACGCGCTGCAGCGCCTGGATCAGGCGGTCCTGCAACACTTCGGCCTGCTGCTCAGCAGCGGTGGCCAAGTCCTTCAGGCGTTGGGCATGGGCAGCCCGGGCGGCGGCGGACGCCCTGAGCTGATCAATCACCCAGCACCACGCATCAGCCTTGGCTTCGACGGCCTTGCGGTTGTCGGTCTCGGCTGAGATCAGGGATTCCAGCGTGGCAGTGGCCTGAGCCACCACGGCAGCGTCGTCGCTGAACAGGTCGGCAGCGGCGTCGTCGATGCGCCGTTGCAGCGCAAGCGCCTCGCCAGTTAGGTCGAAGAGGGTGGTCATGGCATCCCCCGCAGCAGCTCGAGCACGGTGCTTACAGCCTTGATCTCGGCCTGCAGCTCCGCAACGCGCCGCTCCAGTGCCGCGACCCGCTTAGCGGGCTCTGGCCGCCAGGAGGAGCTGTGGCACCACGGCGTGCAGGCGTGCACCTGATCCCATTGCACCAGGTCCCAGTCATCGCCCTTGGGGCGCAGGACGCGTACGTCTCCGTATTCGTTGGCGTCCACTTCCGTGGGTCGCCGTTCAGTGATCCATTCGGCTCTGGTGAGCATGGATGCCTCCGAATGTTGAACGCCGCAACCCTAGCGCTTTGATTCCGCATTTGCACCCCTATAGTGGGTCAGTCTTCACGATCCGTTCCCGGTGTCCTCCTGGTGGCTCGACACAATCGGCCGGATTCCGCTGCTGACGCCAGCTGAAGAGATCGAGCTGGGCACGGCGATTCAGCGCTGGCAGCAGCACCCCGAGCCCGTCCCACCAGGCATCAGACGCCGCGGAATGCGGGCCCGTGACCGGTTCGTGCAGGCGAATCTCAGGCTGGCGGTGTCGTACGTGTCCAAGCGCTGCAACCGGCTGGCACGGATCCACGGGTCAGAGGATCTGATCCAGGCGGCGAACATGGGGCTGATCACCGCCGTCGAGCGGTTCGACCCGGCGCGTGGGTACCGGTTCAGCACGTACGCCTACTGGTGGATCCGCCAGGCGGTCGGCCGCTGGGTTGACCAGCACGGCAGGGCGATCGCCATTCCAGGCAGCCACAGCCAGCACCTGGCGAAGATCGGCCCAATCACCCGGCGGCTGACCATCGAGCTGAACCGCTCGCCCACCCACCAGGAGATCGCCGCCGAGCTGGGGTGCAGCGTGGCGGTGCTGGAGGCGGTCATTGAAAACGGCCGCAGCGTCGGCAGCCTGGATCAGGTCGTGTCAGACGACGGCCTAGAACTCAGCTCCCTGGTGGCCACCTACGACCGCTCGCCGGAAGATCTGGAAGACCAGGCCGAACGCTGGCGGCAGGCAGAGCAGCTGCGGAACCTGATCGCTCGCCTGCCGAATCAGGAACGCCGGCTGCTGTCGCTGGCCTGGGGCCTCGACGGCGTGGAGGTCCCGCGCCCCGAGCTGGCCCAGCAGGAGGGCATGTCGACACGCGCACTGGAGGCACGGCTGAGCAGGCTGCAGCAGCAGCTAGCCTCCCACTCGGTTCAGCTGGTGCTGGTGGCGGTGTGCCGGGTGTCGCCGTCGCCCAGGCCGCGCCAGACACGGAAACGCCGTGGCCGTGGGGTGGTTCAGCTCACCCTGCAGGTCGCCTGAGCACCTCCCTCGCCCACTGCTCGTGCTCCTCTGAAACCCGCCCGAACTCCGGCGCGCCCTTGAGCTCGAGCTGCACCATCAGGTTCGCCGCGGCCCGCTGCAACTCGATGATCATGTGCTCCTGGTGGTGAGCCCTCACCAGCAGCTCATCCGCCAGCTGGGCCAGCTCATCGCGGGTCATCCGCGCCGCTTGCTGCCGATGGTGGGCCATCATCGCCTGCCTCGACAAGCTGAGTGTGAGATCCAGTCCCAACATGGCCGCATCACAGCTTCCACAGTCTCCGTACCTGTCCGTCGGCCGCGATGTACGCGGCTCAGCCTGCTGGGTCGTTGTGACGGCTGATCAGCGCATCGAGTGCCCCAATGGCCACCGCGCGTTGGCGGTGCTGGAGGCGGTGATCAGATCGAAGCAATGATCGCCCAGCCCGTGCCAGGGCCTTCCACCATCCACCGTGGTGCCCAGTTCTTGCGGCTGTAGCTGGCGAACCGGGCCACGCTGCTGATCGTGGTGCCCTTCGCCAGATCAGCCTCGCCCAACGGGTCGTGAACGATCAGGCTGGTTTTGTTGTAGCCCACCACCGTCAGCCAGTGCCCGCCACCGGCAGGCTTGGAGACCGGCCCGCGGTGCAGGTAGCCGCACGGCACGGGGATCCCGCGGGTGATCTGCTGCTCCAGCAGCTGGAAATCACCAGTCTTCACAAACTTCGCCTTGACGCCGTAGGACCGCAGCGCCTGAATCTGCGCCGTCGAGCTGGTGGTGTCGCCGTACTCGAGCACCCGCTTTAGGTACTGATCATCCCCGTTCGGGCCCTTCAGGGTGCCGGGCTTCAGGTGCTGCAGCAGCATCGCGCAGCTCGAGCTGAAACACATTCGCCGGGCCTGGTCGGTGGCGCTGTCGAGCTGGCCATACCAGGGCACCTGCAGCGGGTTCGGCTGTCGCTGCTGGAGCTGCACGCCTGTGAACAGCTGCACTTCGTCATCACGCCGCACGATCAGCCCCGGCAGCGGCTTCCCGCCAGCCTTGTTCCACCGCGGCAGCTCCTCGGCCACCACCTGCGCGGCAGACTCACCAGCATTCAGCCGGCGCCGCAGGGTGGAGCCCTCCAGCTGCCCAAGGCCCACGTTGTAGGCAAACGACGTGATCGCCGCCAGCTGCTCGGGCTTCCACTTCACTGCCGATGGGATCAGCCGCAGCACGCCCGGGGCGAACTTGTCCACCACCAGATCCCGCAGCATGGCGTCAGCCTTGGCCTGCGTGATCGTCTCGCCCTTCTTAACCGGCCTGCCGCCAATCTGCGTCAAGCCCCAGCCGATCGTCATCACGCCGGCTGCGTCGGAGTACGCGGTGAGCCGGCAGCCCTCGTGCGCCTTGATGGTCTTCAGCGCCGGCGCCAGCCACTCCGGCTCCGGCCTGGGCGCTGACGGGCTGCCCTCGGCTCGCCACAGTTCGGTGAATCCACGCCGCTGGGCCTCGCTCAGTGACTCATCCAATGCCGAGAGTGCTGCCAGCTGGTGGGGCGTGATCGTGCCGGTGCGGGCGATGTGCTTAGCAGCGGATCGGACGGAGGCGTAGGTCATCAGATGTCCGGCAGCTTGTCGCCCAGTGCCTGATCTACCTGCTGATACCGCCGCCGCATCCACGGCTTGACCAGCAACTCCTCGGCGGCGATCCACGCCAGCCGGGCCAGCAGGATGTCTCCAATCAGGCGTAGGTCGCTCATGGGTCGGGTGAGTCAACGCGAGGTACAAACCGCCCGCTCTCGTCGCGTGGCCGCTTGGCCGGCGTGCGCAAGCTGGGGTTCAGCGTGTTGAAGCCGCGCTCGTAGCCAGCCCTGGCGCCTGCGCCGATGCCCATGATTGCCAGTGCGCCATTCCAGCGCTCAGCGCTCCATCCACCAGTGCCGGCGTAGAGCAGGCCGATCAGCATCGGCAGCAGCAGCGATGCGTCGATCTGGCCTTTGAAAATGCTTCTCATCGCTGGAGCTCCAGGCGGATGGTGCGCCGGTCCAGGTCGACGACCGACTTCTCTAGCTCGCCCACCCGAACGCCGAACTGATCCTGATTCCGCAGGATCTGCGTGATCTGCGACTCCAGCTGCTGCAGCCGGGTGGGCAGCGTGACCACCAGCCAGCCCATGCCGCCAGCAGTGGAGAGAATCGCCGCAGCCATCAGGCTGGCGGCAGTGGCCTCAAGCACCTGGACCCGCGAAAATTTGCGACGTTCGGGGGTCGGTGCCACAGCCTTGGAGTATCTGGCTTCAGGGTATGGATCAGGCGCCTGGTGAAACGGTGATTAGATCACGCTGATCAAGCTGATGGTGACATCGACGTAACCTGCAGTCTTTTGCGTCTCTTCGGGGATACGCGCATACTTCCAGCGGGTCTCTGCGGCAGCGATGTTAGTTGCACTGCTATGGCCAGCCCATATTGTGCTGGGCAGCAAAAATGATTGATAACCACCTTCCCGCAGCCGGTAGTGATCGCGGATCAACTTGGCTTCGGCTTGAGTTAAATTCTCATAGCCAAGCTCCAGCTCAATGCCACTTTTGGTGGAGCTATGAAGAAAGTAAACGTTGCCACCACCCAAACCAACTGCGGCTGTTATTGGATACCTGCCAGCGCCATAGCTTCTAGACGCCGGCTCAATAGCCGGAAAGTCATACGGTGCAGTCATTAGTTCTGCAACGTGATCGTGCTATTGCCAACGCTGAAGGTGTTGCTACTCGAGCTGACGCTGCCGCCAAAATCAATATACCCAATCAGCTCATCAGCAGACGACGCCCCACCGCGTGACTTGTAAATGACGCCACCGGCAGCTGTAAGGGTTGAGCTGGCCCAATCAACACCACCAAACTGGATGACGATCTTATCGTTGGTTGTGTCTTTAGTCACCGATGCAACAGTAACAGCGCCGCCGCCTGTGTACCCGGAGCCCGTAATTTCGTTTGTAACATCATTGCGCTTTGTGTGCGTGTCCTTGTTTGCCACGTAGCTGCTGGTAACCAGCATCAGCCTGAAGGTATCGGTGTCAAAGTCAATAGCTCCTTTTGCCGCGTCGTCAAGGCATGAGGTGTAGATCAAGCTGGCCATGGGGCTTCAATGCTTTATGAAAGTCTATCGAGCTGCTATGCAAACAAATTATTTTAACTTGTCGGATGAGCTTCTGTTGGAACAGTGTAACTCGCCCCGGTGTAGCGGGCTACGCCCTTGGTGATGCGGACATCGTCAATGTTGCCGTTGAAGAAATCCGTGGTCAGGCCGTCAGTGCCAACGTAAACAACAGAAGTCGATGTACTCAGGTTGGCGGAGCTAGAACCCGACCCTAGCCTGGTGCCGTTGGCGTAAACCGATAGGGTCGTACCTGAACGAGTCGCAGCGACGTGGTGCCAAGTGTTCAGGCTGCCACCGGTCCAGTTGTACAAGAACGAAGATGCTCCAGCGTAAAATTGGAGTCGCGTAGGGCTAGTGACCACACGCAGGCCCCAAGCGGCACTGGCGGCGGGATTAAGACGGACAACAACGGACGAGTTATTATTTAGCGCCGCCATATGGATCCACGCTTCAACTGTAAAGTCTCCAGTGCCAAAGTCCCAATCAGGATCGTCCGGAAGCGTGATGTAATCGCCGGTGCCGTCAAGCAGCAGAGAGCCACTGCCAAACTTGGGGCCACTGGTGCTGATCTGTGCGTTGCCGTAAACGGTGGCAGATAGCGCATTGCTGCTGCTGTCGGTAATGGTTGTGCTGCCATTGGTGCCGTCCATGGGCAGCAATAGGACGACGCTGGAGAAGTCAGGGTCGGCGGAAACAGCATTAGCACTACCTCCAATAATGGATGCGGCAACTTGTACAGCGAGGCCTGGCAGCGGGTACCCAACAAATGTTGTCTCTGCAGATATTGACAGCGCAATGATTTTGGTCAATCCACTTGGATGAGCACGAGCGCCATTGTCTGCGTAGCTTGCTGCGACATTTAAGGCAAAGCCAGCTGCAAGGAAACTAGTGGCATCGCCACCTGCAATACTGGTCGAAATGACTTTGCTCAAGCCTTTAGCATTGCCGACGACACCTGGAGAGAATCTGACGCGTATCATTCGTTTAGCCCCGACACAGCAACGACTTGAGGAGAAACACTTTCTAGCGTTACCACCACGCTATGACCAGCGCATGGAATATCATCAATTTTTGGCGGTTCAACGTATCGCCACTGATAGCCCGTTAAAGTGTAATCCGCTGCATTGCTGACACCGCTAAGCAGTTGAGTCGGGATTGCAAACGGAATAAATCTACCCTGCTGACTGTTGTAATGATTCAAAATGCTCAGCATGTTTGACTCGGAAAGACAAATAAACGTCAACCGCAAAACAGAGTTAACGATAACATTTGAATGCCGTATTCTTGTTTCCACCCCGCTCCATGTCTGAATTGGCGTATGAGGATACTCACCAGGTGTGTAAACCCGAGAAGATGGAATTAAGGCTGGGAATACTGCCATGATTTGTGTCTAGGGCAAAACAGCTACCAGCGAAACAGGGCAGGTTATGCCCTTCCCGCAGACACTGCCAACAAATCCCCGAATTGGTTCACCATTTCGATAAACAACAATTTGGCTATAAGAGCGCCATATCTCATTTCCATTTACAACAGGGGATGATCTTCCGCTGTCTGTGTAGGTTGACACTACGCTATAAATAGCGCCTCCGGTGCCGCGTGGGATAATTCTGCCGTCTGTGTTAGTAATCACGAATTGGGATTCGCACGCAAACGAATTAAACGATGATACGTTACTGTATCTTACGATAACCTTTTCAAATTCGCCTACATCTTCTGGGTCCAATGGAATATAGGGGCCTGTAATTGGATCTGATGGGCTACCAGGTGCTGGAGGGAGAGGTGGCTCTGGCGGCAGCGGCGGGGGCTCATCGGTTGGGTTGTCAGTTGGATCAGGCGGATTGTCAACAGGGTCATCAGGCAGTGGGCTTTCTTCTTCGCCATCACCACCACCACCGCTGCCACCATCACCGATCTGATAGTCATACGCATCATCAACAGGCGCTATATCTTCTCCAACTTCAGCAGGTACGGTTGTATCGGTTGCGGAGTTTACATCACACGTCACACCTGTTTTTCCAGTTTCCAACAGGACGCCAGATCCAGCTGCGGCGTTGACTTCCAGCGCCACCACACTGCGCAATGCGCTGTCTACGGGAAAATGAGTCAGCTCAAGCTGAATTGAGCCAGTCGCATTTTTTGTAATGCGGTCCACCTCATACAAGTAGTTGTGCAGGCTGGTAGCACCAAAGGAAAGCACCCGTTCAACACGCACCCGCACCAAGTCACCTTCAGCCAGCGTGCTGCCCCACACACCAGGTCGCACCTGAATTGATAACGAATGCGTTACATGCTTGCGCTTGGACAAGATATAAGTGCCCACCTTTACTGCATGATCTTCTGATGCGCAAAACCTGGATAGGTCGTGCTGCTCAAACGGTCCATCTACTGCTGTGCCCGGGTAGCGCACCTCAGTGGTGCGGATCAGTCCGATATCGTCTGTGGGCTGCTGCCGCCACAGCATCAGCGCACAGAACGGCTTGCGCTCCGTCAGTGGGATGTAGTCGATCTGGAAACTGCCGGGAACGATGTGCTCCTCGGTGAACGTGAACACCCACTCCACCGGCCCAGTGTCAATCGCACCGGTGGCCGGGATGAATGGCAGCAGCGGCCTGAGTGTTTCTTTGCCGTTGACCCTGGTGGAGCGCAGCAGGAAGTAATCCAGCGTGCTCTTCATCCAGTCGCGCAGGTTGGCCGACTGGCTCTCGACGCCGTTGTAGAGGAGCCCGTTGGTATTGGTGAAACGGGCTGCATCCAGCATCAGGGCGGTGTCGATCTGCGCTGCGTCGAGGCGGGATGTTTTCTGCAGCAGGTACAGCGTCAGATCGACGACGTTGTTGCTGGGCCCGAGCACGTTATCCAACAGCCGCGTGACCAGCACGCCGCCACGGATGAAGCAGTGGACCTGCCGGTTCCAATAGTCAAACCCGGCCGGAATTGTGACCCAGAACGCCATTGTGGACATCCCGGCGTAGCTGCCACCAGTGCCGCAGTAATACGGGGCCTCCAGGTTGGGTGAGTTGTCGATGAAGTTGCCAGGCACAAACGTGCCGGCCCGGCGGTTGTAGGTCTGGGTGAACTCGCCTACTCTGCAGGAGCGCTGGAACACGTCGCGCACCTGGATCGACTCGATGTCGCCGTCGCTCAGCACCAGGTGATACGACGCGGTAATGTCTGCCGTGCTGGCGTCATCCTCAAACCGGGCCTCGGTCGCAGGCGGGCTGATCAGCACGCCGCCGATTTCTCCGATCCGGCGACAGAACACGATCGGGATCACTTCGCCGATCACCGCGCCGCGCTGCTTGATGTCGAGCGGTGATGCCCCGGATGCGCCGCCTTCAGCGAGTGGAGTGAAGATCGTTTTTGACGGCGGCTTGTCCCAAACCCCCGAGGTCGAACTTACAAACGACATGGCACCCCTATCAGTCGTGTTGTGAACTTACGAGGTGGAACCTGTGCGCCTACTGGTGACAATGCACTGCCCAGTTGCATGTCAATCCTTGCCAGAGTAGCGCTTAGCCCTACCACTTCTCCAATGTAGGTAGCAATCAGCGTTTGCCCTGCCTGCGGAGTGCTGTTGCCGAGTAGTGTGTCAAACTCATACATGCGGAACTCCACCAGCTGAGATCCATTAAGCGCTGCTTCCGCTGCATCAATGACGATTGGCATTGCCGGCATCGACACCGTGATCGACTCCTCAGATTCGACGCCGCCTGCCGTTATGCCGTCAGCTGCAAATTGAATATACGTCCATCTGTTATTTTCCCAGTTCACGACTGAGTCGACGTAGTAGCTCTGCCACCGCTGATACGTGGTGGCGCCGGAGTAGATCCGCAGATACTGCGCCTGAGCCCTAGCCATCAGCGCACCCCTACGCCAGCACGGCCGGCTGGTGTGCGCAGGCCGCGGTGAACAGAATCGGACACCTGCCGCAGGCCGCGTTCAAAGTCCTCGATCGACACGAACCGCCCCCCGTCGAACTCCACCACCGGGCCCGTGGTGATGTTGATCGTGGGGCTGCTGGTGCTGGCGGTGGACTGCGCAGTGCTGGCGGTGGTCGGAATCACGTCGCTGCCCCGGGCGCCGCCCAGGTAGTTCATCGACGCCTGCGCCATCTTCCGCTCAGGGATGATGTACTCGGGCCCAGCCTCGCCCACCAGGGCTAGGGTGCCGGCACCGACGTAACCGCCCTTGGCGAAGGCGGGGACCGACAGAGTGGGGACTAGGGGGATGTCGCCGAAGTTCGGCAGCCGGTTGTAGGCCACGATCAGCCGGTTGATCAGCCGCCCGACGGCGTTGATCCGATCAGCGATGAACTGCAGCACACCGCGCCAGGCGTTCTTCACCATGCCGGCAGCGGCCTCCATGGCCTTGGGCAGGGCCTGGGTGAGTGTGCGCCAGCCGTTCTGAATTGGCTTGATCACGTAGTCGTTGAAGAACCCAGCGATGGCGCCCCAGATTTTCTGGACGTTGGTCCACCAGAGCTGGACGCCCTGGCCCAGCGTGTTGAGGCTGGTGGTGGCAAGTGTGACGATGCTGTCCCACAGCGTTTTCCAGAACTGGCTGACGGGCTTGCCCCACTCCCAGAGCCACAGCAGGAAATCACCCAGCGGCTTGCGGAACGCAATGGCCATGGCCACCACCGCAGCCACGGCCAGCACAGTCCAGCCCACGGGGCCGGTGAAGAATGCCAGGACGGCTGGCAGGAAGGTGGTGCCGAGCCAGGCAAGCAGGCCGGTGAACGGCACGATTAGTGCAGGCAGCCAGCCAGCAATCAGCGCACCAATCTTCAGGCTGCCCAATAGGTACAGCGCATTACCGATTCCAGTGATCACCGACGCGATCGGGCCTGCCGCAATCGCCAGCGCTCCGAGCGCAATTACAGCGGTCTGAATTGGCTCAGGCAGGCCTGCAAACGCCTTCACCAGTCCAGTCAAGCCCTGCACGAGTGGCGTCAGAATTGGCAGCAGATTCTCACCCATTTCGGTGCGTAAATCCTTCATCGCCTTCTCAAACTCCTGCATTGGAGTTGGTGGCGGTGGCTGAATCTTGTTCAGCTCAGCAGCAGCGCGAATCATCACCTCAGTGGTGATCTTGCCTTCACTGCCGAGTTTCTTGATCTCCGACGCTGAGGCGCCCATCACCTTGGCAACGGCCTGGCCCACCGCCGGCATCCGCTCCATGATTGAGCGCAGCTCATCGCCTTGCAGCTTGCCGGAGCCGAGCGCCTGACTGAGCTGTAGCAGCACTTCGCTTGTGTCGTAAGTGCTCAGGCCAACCTGTTTAGCGGCCTTGTTGACACCAAAGAACACCGTCTCAATGTCTTTCAGGCTCACGCCCATCGGCCGCAGTCGGCCATACAGGTCGGTGACTGATTTTTGCGCTTCAACATTCCCTAGCGCAAACTGCCCGGCCGCCTTGGCGGCTACAGCCGTGACTCCTTCGACTTCGCCAAAGCTCTTGGCCAGCGCCTGAATCCTGATCGTGGACTGTTGTGCTTCAATGCCTGCATTCAGCAGATCCCGCCCAACTGCGGCCAGCCCAATCGTCGCAGCAACGTCGGCGATTCCGCCCAGTGCGCCGCGCATCTGGCCAAACGGTGACAGGGTTTCCCGTGCGCTCTTGCCG